GTTGGTCATTTTACAAATAATAATAATAAGGGTAACATTATTAGGTGGTTGCAAGGCTGACGCTGGCCTTCCAGGCTAAAGGCTGTTGATGCGAATCCCGCATCGCCCTTCAATAAATATCAAACAATTCCGGGACTTTCATTTTTTACCCCTCATAAAGAGGGATGCTGTTTTTACCCTGATATACCCTTAAATACCCCATTATCGACACAGTTTTTAGTCAAATATTAGTCATCGCTTTCCCGCAATGATCGGGCCTCCTGTGTGGTAATGAGTTTCTTACGCACCAAGAGGGCAATAAGTTTTTTTAACACCGTCGCGGGGTTCTTTTGGATCGCTCTTTTTGAAACTAATTTCATAACCGACATTGTTTTTATTCCTCCTTTATTCCCATAGTAGCCCTATGCCTCTCACATCAATGTCTTTGTCGCTTGTAACCTTCCATTTTATCGATGTTCCAGCAGGCTGTCCCGACACATCGGCTTCGCCTTCCAACACCTTTGCATCTGACGAATAATCACCCTCATCGGCAAGTGTGACCTGGGTCCATGTTGTCCCCGCGTCTCTACTTACCCAGCCCTTATAATCCGTGTTGATCGTATACCCTGCGGTATTTCCCGCGATCATTACCATCCTTATCGTATCCGGCTGTGCGTCGGCGTCGCTTGTCTCAGACTGGAGAGACATGCTTCCAGCAAAAATCTCCACTGAGGAAAAAAGATATGTATTCGACTGATTACCGTCGGCAGTCAAATTCTGCGTATTATATGAATCAGACGCAGCCTTGTAATATATGAGGCCGGTACCTATCAACACCCTGGCGCCTACATCGGCCGCTAAATCAGCAATCAAAAGATAATCCTTCGTTTCATCCAAAGCATACGTCAACCAGTCACTGGTTGCGCTTTCTCCCGCCGCCAGTATCAGCCCGCTCGTCCCGTCAAAAAGAATTTCAGTGGGTATCGTTGTTCCATTCGCTACAGAATCCCGTTCAACAATAGCAAAGTTATCTACCTCAAAGCCGGCCGAAGTACTCGCCTGCACGGTTATACGAATAGCTGATCCGCTGGTGGATATATCCGCCGCGGACAGGACCTGTCTGATCGTGCCGTTCGCCCAGACTGTATTATCTGCGTTCAGCGTCTCCGCCCAGGTTTCTGTCCCTGTATCGCTTTCATATAGATCGCTACCTCCGTCATATGTCACATACTCTGACGCGCCTGTATCGACCCCGCTTTCATCGACGAACGCATCGGCGATTGCGTCCACCATCCCGTATTTAACAAGCGATCCAATAACCGCCACCTTCAAAGCCAGCAACAGCATATTTGTTTCCACTACTTCTTTGTCAAAAGATGCAATGCCGAGAGTTGCCTGGACCGCGGCCGTTGATTCATCATCCAGGACGGTCTGCATGAAATCACTGACGCCGATACTGGACAACAATTCTGTCGTTGCCTCATCATCCAGGACGGTCTGCATGAAATCACTGACGCCGATACTGGACAGCAATTCTGTCGTCGTCTCATCATCCAGGACGGTTTTCATGAAATCGCTGACAGCCAGGGCGGAAATGCCTGCTATGTCGAAATTTTCCAGACCAGACAGGTCGGATTTCCAACGGAGAAGTTTTCCATCTTCCGGATCCGGTACCTCGATGTCGGTATATGCAGACGTGACGGCCAGTTTCAGCGCACGGTTGAGCAGTTCGCGCAGATACTGCGATATCATGGTCTGATAATCAAGGGCATCTTCGTGATCGTCTTCGGGAAAGGCGCTGTTTGCAGGATATCTGGTTTGCTGTTTCAGCGGCGGGACCCGGATCAGCAGGACCTGTGCGTCGCTGGCAGGGATATATGCCGCCTCAAATGTAACGATAAAGCCCGTATCTTCACCGACATCGCTGACAGTATAGTGCGTGTCTTCCGTCTGCAATACGCCGGCGACATATACCTCCGCGTGAGAACTGTCAACGATCTTGATATTTGTGCCGGCGAAGGTGTCGTTGACGCCGTTGCCGGTGTACGCCTTGCGCGTTATTACACTTTCCAAAGCCATAATCTTCTCCCCCTAGTCCCTGGCAACTTGTTTTGTTTTTTCGTAGGTGCGGTATCCCGCCAGGCCCAGCATGGAAACGGCCAGGCTTATGAGATCTCTGATGTCAAGCACAGGCAGGGTGACATCACAACACACCAGAGCACACCCCAGCAGCGGCCGGAATACCATTTGATACCCGATCCCCAGGACACAGACCCAGCCCAGGGCCGGGCGCCAGCCGGAGACGAACAGTTTCGGGTGCGCCGCTTCAATTTTATTTATATCCGCCTGGGCATTCATACCCTGGGCCTCCAGTTCATCGGCCTTTTGCATTAACTCCGCTTTTTTCTCCGGAGAAATCTCCCCCGTAAGGGCTGATCTCAAATCTTTGGCCAGTGTTCCGGCGCCTTCCATGAATCCCTTGACGCCGCCCAGTGTCATGTCTCCCAGCAGTCCCATGTCACACCTCCCAGCGATTTCTGATGATTATTTTTATTTCACGATCGCCTGCGGCCAGCTTCATGAATTCATTGAAGCCTTCTCCCGGGGAATTGTGCGACGTCAGGACGGCGGGACGGCCGTCGAGTATCCCGAACTTTTCGGCAATCAAGACACAACCTTCCGTATTTTTAAGGAGGTTGCCCCAATGATTCAGGACATAGTCCCGGCCGGGCACGTCTTGAAATCTATAGACCGGGCCGTAAGTAGGGCTTTCCCATAGCTGGGCAAGGTATATCGCGGCGGGAATGCAAGACTTATTTTTCTTGTTGTCCTTCCAGGGCGGTTCCAGCGTTACGGCAAAGGGTGTTGACTTATAGAGATAGACGCCGAAGGCGCCAGCCATAGTGTTGGCAATTCGTATCAATTCAAAGGTTCTCATCTGTCTTCTCCTCTCCTGTTGTTAGCCTCCGGCGAATTTTGCCGCACCCATAACCAGGGCGCCGCCGACCATGCCGCCGCCGAAGGCGCATACTTTGTAATAGAAGTCCCGCTTTTCCAGCAGTTGCATCCGGGTGTTGAGACTTTGCAAGGTGTTGAAAACCATCCAGTCACGCTGAGTTGAGTCGGCGTGTTCCCAGTCCTTCTCCGTTATAACCATAAATCCATTTCCCATTTGACGTATCCCTTCCTACAGAAATGTAGTGAAATCGTACTCCGGAACACCCGGATCCGCCGCATCGATGCGCATTTTCTCCGACATTATGGTAGAATTAAACATATCTCAATCCCGCTCCTTCATGGCCTTGATAAGACCTTCTCCCCGTTCGGCAACGGAGATCATGCCCATATACGTAATATCGATCAGTTCGCGCTTTTCATCTCCCGTCATGTCGGGGTTTGAATAAATGGCATCGACTACCCGGTGCATATTCCGAAGCGACTGGTAGGTCATATCGAGATTGACGGCCAGGCGTTTTTTGTGCTTTGACAGCAGTTTTGCCGCGGCGGCGGGGTTATTCTCTTTCTCCGCCAGGGTTTTGATTGTGTTTTGTGTCTTTCGGTATGCGTCATAGTCCTCGTAAAAGCGGGCAACAGGTTCGGCGCTTGCCGACGGATACCGCACGGCGAAGGCTTTAATGAAGGGGATATCGGAGAGGGTCTTCGTCGGTTCCGTCGGGCCCTCTGCGGTCATGCCGGCGGCATCGAGACCGGCATCGAGGATCTTGAGGACGTGCATGCCCAGGCCGCCGGTCCAGCCGCGGATCAGGTTCTCTACCTTTGCCGGCGCTGTGGGCAGGACATCGATGTCGGGCAGATCGGGGAGCTTCCCGAAAAAGCGGCCCAGGAGTTTGGCCGTCTCTGTCGTGTAGGGCTGGTACTGGTATTCGGGGAGCACGTCTTCACGGCCGGGGGGCACGATGCCGCGATCAAAGAAAAGGCTCTTGTTCGCCCAGTTTTCGATATAAGGCAGGGCGCCCGTAGGGATCATCCCCGGCGACATGCCGCGGCCCAGGGATTCCAGCAGACCGTGAAATGCATCGGGATCCCGATCAAGGATATACTCGACGACCCGCTCGGGCACGGATCCAAACAGGATCCCCAGTCCGAAGGGCTTGGGGATGCGCCAGACATGGTCGTCGGTCATGACGATCCAGAAGAGGTCTTTTTCCCACTGGGGAATATGTTTCCAGCGGGGGTCGTCGTGATTGGCAATGGCCAGGGCTATAGACGGTACTGTTATGGACGCGACGGCCTTCCATGACGCCTGCAGCGGGTTGTCTTTAAAGGCCCGAACCATGCGATCACCGCCCTGTATCTGCGCGTTCCAGAAGGCTATAAGGGCATTAACGGCCTTAGTCTTGGCGCCAATGCGGGCAAAATCGAGAGTCACTTCGCGAGATGAAAATGCCGCGGCTTGCGCTCCCGCCTTGCCGCCGCCTTCTTTCGGATATCCGCGCGAAAATTCACCGAGGCGAGTTCCCGCTTCGGTCAGTTCCGTCAGGACACGCAGCAACTCGATGGGGTTTTTTACCAGGTTTTTGACGGGATATTTCTGCAGAACATCGCCCAGATTGTCCTGCATGTAGGTCCGGTCCATCGATGTCAGCATGGAATGGACGCCGCCTGCTTTCATCCAGTTTTTATACATATCGTCACGGCGGACCAGGTGAAACATCCCGCGGGCAAGGTCCACGCCGGGAATGAAGCCGTATTTTGAATATACAAATGCTGAAAATTGATCACGAAGCGGATTGCGGATCATAAATTCAGGGGTCAAGACGGCGCCGGCACGGAGCATCTTCGCCGGTATTGCCATAAGCTTTACAAAAAGGTTGAGATCTTCACGGTCCAGGGCCTGAAAGGTGCGGGCGACGTCGGGATGCACTTCGTAAAGCTCCCGTTTCCCGTCACGCCAGACGGAAATGACGTTATCCTTGGGCACAAAAGCCGAAGCACGAAAGATTTCGACGGTATCGCCGGGCAGTTCCAGGCCGAATTCCTGGACCGTTTCCTTGACGACGATCTTTTCGATGGTGCGTTCAATGATCTTGCTTTTCGCTTCCGGCGTCTTGGCGCCTTTGAGGCGGTTCAGTATCTGTTCCGTCTCGCCCTGGGAAAACCCTCGGGCCTGGAGTGCTTCGCGGGCGCGTTCTTCGACCTTGTCGATCGGTTTCAGTCCTTCACCTTCGGCGTCGACGGCGGTGATTTTTTCGCCGACCTTTTTTTGTGTTTCCCGGTACCGGCTCGTTTCCGTCCATTTGCCGTATCGCGTCAGGATACCCATAAGCTCCGGTTCCCTGATGGCAATCTTCTGCAGGGGCTGTGGTATCCGTTCTATGAATTTCCCCTGGCCGCCGGTCTTCTCAGCCAATTCCACCAGGGCACGGCCGACGGCGTTCTTTTCGGCCAGATTGATGTAAAGGTATGTGTTTTTGACGATCGATTCCAGCGGATCCTGAATATCTCTCGCGGATCCCTTGATGCGTTTCACGGGGTCCCGGGACTCCATCCCGGTACCGATGCCATATTCCCGGGCGCTCTCTTCCATGACGCGATAGAGGGGGACATAGTCGTCATTCAGCTTTTTGATCTTGGTGTATGCCTTTTCCCCGATGACGCCGCTGTCGCGGAGGTACTGCAGCGTGAGATCCTGGTATTCTTTCAACTCGGCAAATACGGGCGCGAAGTCGGATTCATAGGCATCGACGGCCCAGCGGGCGTCGGCTGGCAGTATCCCCGTTTCGATATCGCGCCCCTTTAACTCCAGCGTCCGCTTGGCGACGACATAGGCCCGGAATTCATCAAGGCGCGTTTTGACGGGCTGCAGGATCTCATGAAGCGATTTTCCGGCATCTTCGTAGGTTCCGAATGTAAAGGGGCGATGTCGCAGAAAGACCTGGGCCTTGCCCGTCCATCCACGAAGCAGGCGCGCCAGAACATAGGGATCATCGGCGGCGGCGGCGGCTTTTCCCTTGGTCATCGTGTTGACCACATCACGGAGGGGAAACAGGTCGTCAATGCCGGCGGTATAGAGATCGTCGAGGGTTGTGGCGCGGCGGTTATTCTGGTCGACGGACATCTGTCCCAGGATACGGTGCAGCGGCGGCTGCTTCAACCACCCTTCGAAGTTCCGGCGGGCTTCAAGAAAGATTTCTTTGACTTCGGGGGCCTTATCGCGGAGCGTCTCTTCAAAATAACGATGGAAGCGGGGCGCCACCTGCAGGGCACGGTTATTATCGGTGACATATAACCGCACAAATTCAGCAAACCCCTCCTGGAGTACCGGCTGGCCGGCCTTGGGCTGCGTCGCAATAGGCCCCAGTTCATCGGCATAATAGGTAAAGGGCTCCGTATTTAAGTTCCTTTTTTTAAGACCCCATAGAAACTTGTTGAGGGCGTGGCCGATCTCATGGGCGATGACTTCAATGTCGTTGGCCTGGCGCGTGCGGACCACCTCGTCACGAACCTTGAAGATCCCCAGTGCCCTGTCGCGAAAACGGCCCGTCCGGATCGGAATATCAAGTTTGTCGCGCAGCAGCTTGACGATATCGCTCCGGCGGTAGATACGGTCATTGTCTGTTTCTTCTTCCGGCGTTCTCTGTTTAAAATCTTTGGCCGGTTGAAAGGCGTACGAATACTCGTCGGGCGCGGGTGTCCTATAAGGCCGGGGCGGCATACTGTTGCGGTCCGCGGCGGATCCGGAACCGTCGATTATGTCATATAAATCCATAGAGGTCGCCGTGGCAAAGCGTTGCAGATTCCGCATTTCATCGGAAGACAGTTTCCGCGTCGGATCGTATACGATCATTCCCATGGCGTTGGTCTTATGGATCTCCGTTACAATATCCCGTGTGGTGCGCCCCTGTAGCTGCCCATAGTCGGGAATCCGGATGGCGCCGATGATTTCATTTTTCGGATTGAGCAGCAGCAGGGCGCCGTCAGGGTAGCGTTCCTTTCCATAGATCATCATATCGGCGGACCCTGATACTGCCCTGAGATGTTCGCCGGGGCGTGCGACGATACGTTCCACCACGGGGATGACCGACTCCGGCTGTCCGGCATACTGCGGTATTTCACGGCCTGTCGATCCTTCCATGCATGACGAATATTCGCCGGGACTGTCGCCGACCTTCCCGACGACGGCGATCATATCCAGAACATCGACTCCCGTGTCTGTTGCAGCGTGCCGCAACATATTAAAAACAGTTTGGTCTTCCTTGGATAATTGAGGATTGCCTGAGGGGTGATTATGCGCCAGGAGTACACTTTTGACGTCGGGCACGGTTAGCGCGTGTCCCAGAATAACGCCCATTTCAGCGGGGGCACTGTGCGATGTTCCCTTGCTGTATTGATGGACGCCGATAACCTTTTGTTCGGCATCCATCATGATGATAAGAAAGTGTTCCTGGGCCTTGTCGCCGATATTGAGCTCGGACAGGTGGGCGGCGTCGGCGGGGGTTCGAATGGTTACGGTTCGGGTCCGATACGTTCCGGCGGCACGGGATACGATTTCCGGCTGGATCTCGGCCGTTTTTGCCGCCGTGGCAAGATCCGTTCTTCTGGCATGGGATACCTCGTCGAACGGGAGCTCCGATTGTTTGTCGAGTTTCGTTTCATATATATAATTTTGCTCATTCGGGCCTCTATTGTCAACTTCCCTGTCCATGCCGGGGACTTCCTGGTCCAGTATCCGAACGAGCAGATCCAACTGTCGATCGGGCCGCTGTCGGGGCGGGGCGGGTTCCTGCTCCAGGATCGGTTCAGCGCCGCCTTCGATATTTACCTGGGACATGCCGGTATCTTTCATGTCCGGGGGTACCCGGCGGCGGGGTGTCTGTGACGGTGTGCTTTCTCCGGAAACTATGCGGTCCCAGTCGTCGAGGGCTTCTCGGAACTCTTCCTCCGTAAGGCTCTCTTCCGCCTTAATCTCGTTAATAATTTCGTCTTTAAGCGCTTCTTGATCTTCTCTCTTTCTAAATTCTCGGTCATCGTCAATCCCTTTCAGTACCTCTTCGATGTCGGCATACTGCGGTTTGCGCGATTCATCAATGGCGGCCCAGGAAAAGGCGTCATATATCCGCTGCTGCCGATCGGTTAATGGTTGCTCATTCTCATATTTTGAGACGATACGCAAGAATTCGTCTCTCCCGGTCTTGTGTTTTTTGCAAATATCGCGAAACCACTGAGGATATCCCGACGCGACCCGGCCTACTTCCCATCCGCCGCCTTCGTTGAAATCACGCTGCTGGCCTGCGCTGCCGCCGGATACCATACTAAGCATATCCGCCTGGACATAGTCCATAAAATCGGCGTTCTCCTTTTCCTGCGCTTCCATGAATTTATCGGCCTCGGCGTTGCGTTCCTGACGGCGAATGTCCGCTTCCTGCCTGCGGCGTTCGGCATGGGAACGCTCATAATCCGAAATAGTCTTCATAATGCTGAGATGCTGGATCGATTCATTGGCCTGGGACAGCGCTGCCGCACGGCGCATCTCGGCCCCGATGTCATTAAGGCCCATTTTCCCGCCGGGACTGGACAGGGAATAGAGTGCGCCGGTACCGAAACCTTTTGCAGTTTCACGCATATCGCCGCCTTCCAGGGCTGTCTGTGCGCCGAAGACGGTCCCCATGACCGGCGCCCGAAGATATTGTTTTAAGGGATGCATGGCGCGAAAGACCATACCCAGCACGCCCCGTTTCGCGGCCTCGGTAAGTGCGCCGAGTATCTCGCCTTGTCCTTCCTTGTGGGCCTCTGCCGCGCCCAGGGCGGCGGCATAGGGCACATTGAGCATGAATTCAGTGATCCCCGGCACGGCGCCGCCCAGGGCCTCGCCGAGCAGTTCTTCCATAAATGACGATCCGACGGTATCGACGCGCTTCTTCCAGTATTCGGCATTTTCTTCATATTGCCGGGCGGCCTTCTCGAAGACTTCGACTTTTTCAGTATGGGCAACATCGCTTATATATTCCTGTATTATATCCAGGTGCTCCGACAGGGCACCCATGCCCCGGTTGAGCGCCGAGGCGGCATTGTAGCCGGTAGAGACAAAAGGACGGGCGACGGTCCAGACCATGCGGCCGAAGTCTCCCCTGGGGTCGTCGGAGACGGACGGGGAAATGCGGGAGATCTCGTCGAGTGTGCCTTCCAGGTCAAAATGGACGGGCTCCTCTTCGGCGAGAAAGGGGCGGCGAGGGAAATCGGAGAGATCGATGGCCGGGGGGAGATCGGAGAGATCGATGGCCGGGGGGAGATCGGAGAGATCGATGGGGGACATTATGGCGCACCTCCCGATTGACGGGCCGCCTCATACTCCTTTATCCGGGCGATGGCGGCGGCGATGGTATCCTTATTGACCAGGCGCTGAGGGCGGGCATCGTCCAGGAGTTTGACGGCCAGTTTCCGGTATGCCTCGTCGACGGTCTTAACACCCCGATATAATGATTCGGCATCGCCTCCGGAGAGTTTGATCAGGGCGGGCGGCAATTCGATGGAGGTGCCTGTGGAGAACTTGGACACCTTTTTTCTTATTAGTTCTGCCTGTGTATTCATATAGGACGGCGCCAGGTCCCTGGCTGCCGCGATAAAGGCGTTTCCGGTAATGGGTTTCCCGGCCTTCTCGGCGGCGGCGGCTATTTCATCAAGGGCGACGACGGCACGGTAATATCGGTCGTGTTCTTCGTCGCTTTCGCCCACATCCCAGGCTTTCTTCGGCATGATCTGACTCTTGAGGTAATCAAGGGCGCGGAAATAGCCGGGGTCAGACTGTTCGGATACCGTCTTGATCAGTGAAACGGCCTTGTTGTACTGCTCGGGGGTGATTCCCCGGGCCAGCGCGGGGAGCAACTGCGATTTATGGCGGATATCTTTTTTCCTGATACCTTCCAATATCCGGCCCCAGATCACGTCGGCCGGTTCGGGCTGCGCCTCGGTGATCGCCTGCTCAATGTCGTATTTAATCATTTCGTCGATTGCCTCGGCGCTCTCGAGGGCGTCGATCGCAGTCTTGTAGTCTTTCTGCCGAATCGCCTTAAAGATAATATCGGTTTCTTTTTCTCGCTGCTCCTTGTCGGCGGCATCTTTCCGATCCGCCTGTTCTTTGCGTTCCGCCTTCAAGGTTAAAGCGACGGCGTCGGCATTGTCCAGCGTCAGGCCGTGGCGCTTCATGAATCCCGGTTTCCGGACCGTGTCGAGGGCGCTGTCGTAATCGTCGCCGTATTGATCTTTCAAAATATAATAGGCATCCGTCTCCTTACCGCGATCCCGTATTGTTGTAATCTGATTTTTAAGCTGGCCATATACGCCGCCCAGGGCCTCTTTGTGCTTCTCGATGTACTCGAGGGCCGCGGCGGGCTGGTCATGCATCATGGCCTGTACAGCCGCCGTCCGGAGCTGACGTTCCGCGGCGATGGCGTCGGCAGTCGTGTCCTGACCTGATCGGAGTGTGGACAGCATGGTTCGAAAGGTACTGACGGCATCGTCGGATCGGCCGGGATGCATTCGGATGTCTTCCTCTGCCGTTGCCAGAGCGCCCCGCAACGTGTCATCGATGTCGGCGCGGTGTTCCTGTGCGGCATGCCGCGCCAGGGTATTGAGACCCGATTCCCGGCGGCGACTGATCAACCGGTTGAATTCCTGCCGTTGGCCGTCATTGGTGAGGATTTCCGATGCATACCGCCCCGACGTCTTTCCGTACCATTCGGCGCCGGCGGCAATAGCGGTGCGGGCATTTTTCCCTTTGAGATTCAGCTGCTCCTGCAGGAACGATCGTTCTTCATCTGCAAAGGCGTCATAGGCGCTCAGGACGTCGACGGTGTCGCGTTCCTGTTGAATTTTTTCGTATCGCGTGGCGAGATCCGCGGCATCGCCGGCAAGCCGGTCTATCCCCGCAAATTCTGCCGATCGGGCTCGGGGATCGAGCACGGTCCTGCCGCCGACAGCGGGACCGGTTTGTTGTTGATAATATCGCTGGATATTGATCATATCAATCCCTCGTCATCAGTGACGTTCCCGTCAGTAATGTGCTGACGGTTTTCAGTTGGCCGCCTTTCCATGCGGCTGATCCGGTCATTCGGTATCCATAAGCGTCGGATCTGTACCGGCTGGCCGTGGTCATGCCCTGGGCCAGTATGGCCATGGCGTCCTTTTCGCCTTCCGACAGGGTATCGGACAGGACCGCGAGGGGTGATCCCTGTCTGGTGACGCCGGCCTTCGCATAACCGGCGCGTTGCGTCGCCATGAGACGGCGAACCCGGTCTCTATGCAGATCGGCTTCTTCCTGTGCCTGCGTCTCTGCGGCGGCGGCGTCTTCTTCACGTACCGAGGCGTTATATTCTGCAATCTCTTTTTCGCTTTTCGCCCGTTCATAGGTACTGTAGGCAGACAATGCCGTCGATGTGGCCAACAATCCCAGGCTTATGGCAGCAGCGCTCATATATTGAACCTCGCATATCTGATAAAATGTTCCTTCCCGGCGCCATAGTAGAGCATGGATCCCTCGGGAATAAATCCCAGGCGTTGAATCAGGCGATGGGCGGGCCGATTGTCCGTCATGACGGTAGCCTGGATCCGGTGAAAGGCAAAATGTCCAAAACAGAGGTCAAGTGCTTCGCACAGATATCGCGTCAGTGACAGCGGCCGGGAAAAACCCCGCTCTAACAACAACCACGCCTCACCAGATCCCGGATAAATGGTGATTACGCCGCCGCAGGCAACGACGCGGGAGCCATCAAACATCGTCCAGGCCGGGCCTGCTTTCGCGTACTGTTCGGCACGCGCGTCGAGGCGGCCCAGGAGAGATTCCACCGTCGGATCAGGGTTGTCCGGGTCTATCTGGATGGCCCGGAGATGGTCCGGGCGAAATGTTTCGCTTCGTATTTTATCCGTCATAGGTCTTCATCCTCGGCATGATCGACAGCACCGTCATCGGCAGGGGCTGTGTCTGTTCAATTCTGATAAAAGAGTCCTTCGAATAGCCGCCGGGAAATTCAACCTCTTTGTCGCCGGTAAACAGCGCCGGCCCCGATCCCATGAGATCCGACGGTTTTCGGAAGGGCACAACATCTATATTTTCCGAATCGGTCCCGATGCGGGCGCCGATGGTCCGGTAAAAACGGACGATCAGTTTATGTATCCTCTTTATTTTACCCTGGGCCGTGCCCTCCTGGGATCCCGCTTCCAGGCGCATGGGTTCCAGGACGGACGTATAGGGAAGCCCGACATGAACGACACTCGCGGCATCGGACAGGGTTATCGCGCCGCTGACGACGTCGGTGTCGGCACAGACGGCGCCGTCGGCCAGGATTGATACTGTCTCCCCTTCAAGGTGATCAAGACCGCTGAAGGTATCCGTAGCCGTGTCGTCATAGGAAAGACCGCAGTCGACAAAGAAGGCGTCTTCCACGGCGGTGCCGAAATCGGGTTTCATGTACTCGACGTATCGTTTTGTCTCTCCGCCGATAGTGCGCTTGACGATCATCCACAGTTGATCATGATCCGAGGCGGGAATAACTGCCACGGATTCGACTTCGCCGTCGGTGATGTGCCGGTGCCAGGCAACGACACCCTGATCGCGATCATAGGTCAGGCCCAGCAGGACGCCGTCGGCACGAACACACCACAGTATGGAATCGGGTTCAGACTGCCAGGCCCAATCAACAATGCCGCCTTCGGTAACGTGTTCCGCCAGGAGGGTCAGGTCGGGTGCGACGTAATTGTCCAATTCGTAGCGATAGGCCAGTTCGCGGATCTTGCGGCCGGCGCGCTGCAGAAACAGAATGGCCCTGCCGATGGCCAGTCCCTGCAGATTGTAGGATCCATAGGTCGCCTCACGGCGAACTTTAACGGCCGAAGGCGTAATGGGGACATCGTCTGAGCCCGACGACATAATCCACTCGCCGCCGACGGTGCCGACCATGAGGTACCGTACCGCATTGAGCCAGCGAACAACATTGACCTGATCGGCGGCAATGGTATAGCCATAGGGGTCGTCGTCGTCGGTGCCGGGGGTGAAGTCTTCATAGGAAATGCCGGATGCGGTATCGTCGTTTGATTTTGATCCCCATATCGTTTGCGGATATTCATCCGATGCCGCCAGGACCAGACGCTGTTCATAGAATGAGACTGACGACGGGTATCCAGATCCGCCGCACCAGATCCCCAGGCGATAGGGATTACTGGCGTTATGGTTGGGAAGATCGGACCCCTTAACGTCGGCCTTGATCTGTGTGGCGTAGTCATAGTCGGTAATCTTGAACCAGTACCAGTTACCGTCGTCGGCCTGCCATCGGACCAGCCTTCCCACATCGGCAGCAGCGAAGACCGACGCGGCGGCCACGATGGTGACGTTCCCCGTTGTGCCGTCTGGATCAAGATTGACTCCCGATACCTCCGCTTCATAGGGGCCGTCCTGCCAGTCCACATCATCCATGATCCAGGTGGTGTGCGCAGTCCTGGTCAGTTTCTGCGTCGGTACGGAAGGATGGACCAGATACATCGTGTCAGCCGATTGTGCATGTTTTATGGTCGATAGTTGCGATTCAATATAGGATGTCGCTATTTCATAGGCCGCCCCGCCGCCGGTGACGATCTGGCCGTTGTCTTTAAAGACGCGCATGTACTGATCGCCCAGTTCTAATATATATGCCTGTTCGGTAGAAAAGATAAAGGGGACCAGGCGCGCGGTTTTTGATGAATCTTTGGTCTCAGCCACGAAACAGGTGCCAAAACGCCTTGAGGCGCCGCCGTGGGGATGGACGATCATGTTTTCCAGGGTGCGACATGCGTTGTAATACCCTTCCAGATCAATACGTCCCTGGAGACGTTCCGACCACTCGCCTCCGGTAAAATTTGTCAGTATGGGGGATACCTTTGCCATCTTCCTCACTCCCTGGCATCCAGCCAGGTGTCTTCCATCACTGTGTCGGGCGTGCCTTCCTGGGCGTCGGCGCTTCGCGCCTCGGCGATCTTGAGGCGGTACAGATCCCACATTGCCTTTAACAACGTATTGGATTGCGTCAGCGGATAGGCGATCTCTGCCGCCAGGCGCGCGGCGAGGGCGCTGCAGAGAAGGGCATCATAATTATTGACGACGGTGCACCGGTAAATATAGCGAATAGAACAGGTTGTCGCGTCGGTCAGGACGGCGCGGCCTTCCACCTTCCATGCATAGCCGTTGTCGTCTTCTTCCTTCATGCGCAGGACGCGCAGACAGTCGCCCGGGAGGGCGTATTTATAGGTATATTCCCAGTCAGGCGCGTCGGCTTCCCGTGCAAGCTCATCGCGTTTTATGGCACAATTCCAGGGATAGGACCGCAAAACGGCATCGCGGACAAATCCATACTTTCCATTACACAGCCGGGCCTTCCGGTCGTCCTGCGTCAGTGAACTGATCGAACTGTCGCCCAGGTCATACAGCGCCTGATTGCAAATATCAATGATTGACGCCATGTGTTTTCGCCTCCATTCTCGCTTTTTTTTGTAATGCCTCCAGTTCGACAAGCGTTTTGCTGAGCGCCCGGCTTCGATCGGACCGGGAGTTCAACAGAAGCGCCTGATCCGTCAGATAGCGCGCGATTTTAAGGTGTCCCGTGGAGAGAACAACACGGGCCAGGTTGTCGTAGAGTCCCCATTTCACCCGGCCGCCGTCAAAGCAGACGATATTCCGGACGGCATAGATAAGAGATCTCAGCATATCCTGGGATACCCAGGCCACCGCCGCCGTATCGAGATATTTTGCATTGTTTGGATCGTTTCGAACGGCGCGGGCAAGGAAGTACCTGGTCCGGTTATTATCGACCGGCAGCTTCCGAGCGCGGGAATACCAGTAGATACCGGCCAGTTTACGATACGCCACTCCCGTGACGGCGATAGCGGCCAGAGAGCAAACGCCTGCTTGCGCGTAATGCGCCGCGGCGGGATCGGCGGGGATCCCCGCCGTCAATGCGCCCAGGACTGCCCAGAAAGGAATGGCGGTATGAGTCTCTCTGAAGGGAAAGAAAAAGCAGGCATCAATCATAAACGCTGCAACAATCGGGAACAGGGCGGGAGCAGAAAGGAGAGATTGATAAAAGATAAGAATAAACAGACCATACCCCACCATGCCGGTTTCCACCATTACCTCGAGGTGATCGTTGTGAACCCGGTGCGTCGCGGAAAAGTGTTCGGGGTTGCGCCCGACCACATGCGCCACATGGGGACACAGAACAGGATATTCACGTCGAAACATACGCAACCCCCAGCCGAAAAAGGGGCGCTGCAGGATCATACTGCCGGCGACATAATAAAAAGATATACGTTCCGCCGAATAAAAGCGATGCAGGCGGTTTTTGTGTTTCAATATAAAAAACGACGACAGTAACAGTGCGGCAACACAGACGATGCCGACTGCTATAAAAAAAGGACGGTCAATAAAAACGACGAAGAGACCGGCAAAGAGCGCGACCGTGGCGGCACGGCACCGGGACGCCACAATTCCCAGGGCGCACAACAAAGCCAGGACATTAAACCAGGGCGACACATGACCGGCAAGCCAGAGCGCCGCGAAAAAATAGACGAGATAGAGGGCGGCGCTGTGATTGGTGTTCCCTATTATTCCGGCGGGCACAACGCCTCTTATCCTCTGCCAGAGAGTATGCGCACACAGGACCGGGGCAGGCACAACACAGAGCAGCAGGACTGTCTCTGCCGGCGCCTGCCGCGCAACAAAAAACACGGTCAGACATCCCAGCCAGGTCAGGGCATCAAAAAGGCCCTGCGAGCTTTTTCCCCAGGACAGCGACAGGACGATCCATGCCGCGAATCCATACAGAGCGAGAGAAACGGGATCGATGGGCAGGGCAAGAGGATGATCAATCAAATACCAGGCATATAAACCCCACATGCCCGAGGCCACTATGATCGTCAGACAGTTGCCCGATTCATGACCACGTTGCCATCTTATGAAAGGAAATATACAGAGCGTTACCGCCAGAAAAGCGATTGTCATACTAACATGCCTTTTAATGCGCCGACGGCACTGCCAGTGCCGCCGGCGGTTAAGGGTTTGCGTATTACGTGCCGATGGTGATCACGCAACTCGTTTCGTCGGCGGCGGATATCTGGCAGAGATCTATCGCCGGGTGGCTGCTGGTATCGACGATGATCATGACATCGCCGGCATTAAAGTCGGCAACCTGGTCGTCGAAGTAATCCGTGTCGGCGGCGATCACCGACGCCGCATCGGTTGACGAGTACAACCACACTTTGGTCCCCGCCGAATACCCGATAAGCCCAAGGTTTGACTGTGAATATGCCATCACTAACCTCCTTCCTTCTTTATGTTATGCTCGCGTCATCGTCGCAGGATACCTCAACAACGCCGTCGTCGTCGATGAGAGCGGCACAGCCCGAAAACATCGTGTCGACAAAATGTTCCGCCTTTTGAGGCACCCACGATATGTCGGTAAACATCTCCTGACATTCGCCGTATCCGACAGCCATCTTGTGCCAGAAAAAGACCTTGCGTGTGCCGGCGGCAAGCGGCAGGCCCGTATGGAGAAACCATATAAAATTGAGCCACCGCTTTGCCGACGTGCCGCGAAGCCAGGGAAGCTCGCCGGGGCCGACATATTCCGCCGACTTGAACTCGGCAATATTGATGCATTCATTCCACTGATGGGCGCCGACGGCAACATACCGGTTGCCGTCATCGGGGACGTCATTGCCATTCAGGGTTTCAAAGGCGGAAAGGATCTTGGCCTTTGAAAGCCCCGTGGCGCCGACGGCAACGGTATTGCTCGTGCCGTCCATGGCGGTTATGATCAGGTTGTCGGTCTTGCGCCCGATGGCGCCCGATCCGGTAATCCTGATCGCTTCTTTTTCATCGAAATCGATTTTCTTTTCATCGATTTTGCCCACATAATCGCCGGCATACCAGTCCGCCATGGTACCGGTAACCTTCGAGTGCGTGGGGTTCATGGGGACCACGTCGCCGTGACGCGATTTCTGCGACGCCTGCCCTTTGCCGATCTTATTCCAGCTTACCGTCGAACCCTTGGCGCCCGATTTGATGCGCACGGCGCCGCGGAGCTTTGAGCCGATCTGCTGGTATGCTACTTTAATGCCTGATTCCATTTCTGCGCGAAATGATTCAGAGACTGTCGTGGACATAAGCCACCTCCTTCTTTCAAATGTGAATACCGTGATCCCTTGACCAGGTTATCCTCGTCTGAAAGACCGGGGCAGCGGTTGTCCGCACTCGGGCGGGCCGGTCGGTCTTTGTGAGGGCCTCTCTCTGGGGTTATGCCGGCGGCGTTTCAAGCGCCGCCGACGGTTAATATGTGAGGATTATGGCGCGTGCCGTCCTCGCTTCATACAATCAGGAGCCTATTCCTCTTTTTTGTCGGGATAGAGCGCCTTAAATCCATCTTCTACCTTCTTGATAAATCCTTCATCCCGCACCCCGGGACCACCACTGTAGCGGGGATCCCTCTGCATCGCCTCAAGGTCGGAGCGGGTAAGCGTTTTGTTTGTTGCCGCGTCTGATCCGTCAATAATGGCCGCCTCGCTGACACGGTTGGCGATGCTGTCCATGAAGCCGATCATCGCAGGATGGTTCCCCAGCCCGGTATCGGATAAAAATCTTTTAAAGTCCGGACCACCGATCGCGTTGACAACCATTTTGCATTTGTTCATGCGATCTTCATATTTGGCGCCCCATTTGGTGCGAAATTCAGTATCGGCCTGCTGGTAAAATTCGTCGGCCTTTTTCGTGGCATCATTAAACCGCTCTGTTGTCATGCCGTTCCACCAGTCAAAAATCTTCTGTGCCTGTCCCGCTGACAGGCCGGCTTCATGTGCCAGTTTTGCAAACCCTGCCGTCAGCGTTTCGTCATATTCCACGCCTGCGGGAAATTCAGGCTTTTTGAAGCCGTATTCGTCGGGCGTTTCAGGACGGCCCAGGGCCGTATATAGTTTGTTCCATTCCTCGGGATCTGCGTCGGCGCCGGGAATGACCAGGCGGTCTTCCGTGCTGCCGAGTTGTTTTTCCAGTTCGCGGTAGGATCGGGCCAGCGACAAGGGAACGGGCACCAGTTCCTCGCCTTCACCGGCTTTGAACTTGGCGAAGGATGCAATGGCATCTTCCGACTTGAGATCGTCGGAGAGCTTGCCCGTCCACTCAGGCGGTTCGTTTTGCTGCTGCTGCTGTTGCTGTTGGTCTCCTGTCAACATCGTCATAGATATGATCCTTTCTTAAAGAGGTCCTCCGCCGTCGTCGGCATGATCGGCATGGACCGGGGGTTCTTTCATGTATTGCCTGATATAGAGCAACACCTGTCGCTTACCTTCATTCAACACCGTGTAGTACGGATCGATCTTTCCATCCACGTCGGACATGACCGCCGTCGTCAGATCGCCGTGGCAAAACCGGATCAGATCGGCCAGAACACGCTTACCCGGAAGGGATGAAAAGGTGTCGATATAATCGCCGTAACGATCTCGAGGCGTCCGGTCCATTATGCGTCTCCCTGGGGCTGGAGCAGCGACAGCAGGCCCGCGCCGGGATCTGCCTTGCTGGCTTTTTCGGCAATATCGACGGACTCACCGATGGCCCGACGCTGTGTTTCGCGGTATTCGGCCTCCTGTCGGCCTTTGCGTATGGCTTTGACGCGGTCTTTTGTTCGCAGCACTTTCTGCGGCACACCAAAGAGATCGATGGCCAGATCAACTACCTCGTCGGGATCTATCCGGTCGTATATATCGGGGCTGCGCTCCGACAGCGGGGCGACAAAGGCAAAGGCGCTCTGCAGCGCCCGGGCCTGATAGAGGCGCTGCATTTTGGCGATAGGACTTATATACTCGACCTTAACTCCGGCACGGCGAAGCGAATCGGGCGGCGGCAATATATCGCCGGAACGACTCAGGATGCCGAAGGATCGAAGTATAATGGTCCTCAATAGCTCGATTTGCACCCGCATCAACTGGGGTCCGAGCAGCTTGGTCGCCTGGTCGTAGCGGCGGGCTACTTCATAGGCTGTTTTTTGTGGAGAATCGGAAAGCAGCCAGAGATCCCAGTAAAACTTGGCCCTGATCGCCGCGCGGCGCTGTTCTTCCATCTCAAGCCCCAGGCCCACGTCGGCATGGAAATCCATTGCCTTGAATTCATCGCCCTTGAGGTGCGGCGACCGGTAATTGACTCCGCCCGGACCGGTACGCAGGGGCATGATATACCCCTCGTCCGGACCCTGCAGGGGCGGATCAACGGCTTTCTGTGCGGCGCGAAGCGTTGTCCTGCACATCTCGTTTAACATTTTGGTATCGGCCAGGGCTCTCATCCCGCAACTGCGGCCGTACCACTCGCTGCCCAGTTTTTTGAACCGGGGCACGGCGAAGGGAAATTCATGATAGCCGCCGGTTTCAAGGATATGTTTTTTGTCTGTCTCCAGGTATATCGATTCCCAGGGCATGTTTTCAGCATCAACCTTCGACGCATCCCGGTCGGAACGGGGATATACGGCATGCAGAACCTCAAATTCCTTGTCCGGCTCATTATTAGCCAGGGCCTGCGTCACTTCTTCCGATCCCCCGTTTGGCCATTGCTGATCGATCTGCCGGGCCGTCATATTCTCCATGCGATAGTGGGTATCGACATTGCCGTCCTTGTCTTCGGCAATATAGATTGAGTTAATAAAGCGCGTCTTGAAGGCCAGCGGCTGACGCTCGCCCGGTTCTATCGACAGGCTTGTCGTGCCGACGCCTCCCAAGTCCTGGTATGCGCTGAATAATTCCTGATAGAGGCGCGATATGGTAAATGCCTCATAGAGCACGGATTCAGTATCTTCCAGCCATGCCTTGACATCGTCGGCATCATTCAGTTGTTTATCGACGGCACGAAGCGCAAACCAGGGCATTGCCTCGTTTGTCAGCATTCCGGCCAGGCCGGATGAAAACAGATCGAGAGCCTCACCGGCGGTATCGTCATAGATCTTGTTTGTTTTTTTCTGTCCCGGCTGCGTTGTGCGCGTTACCCCGGGACGGTCCGGCATAATATAATCAACAACTTCCTGCCAGTGCGGTTCCCAGAGCGCGCGGTGGGTCTTTAACTGTTTCAGCCGGGTGATGTTTTGTTCCGCCTTCTCCATATCAGGACCCTCCCAGCAGGGTTTTTAGTTTTACAGGCGCCGGCGTCAGGAGACCGCGGCCGCTGGTAGCTATCGTCGCCCGCCAGGGACGACTCCAGATCGATGTCGTTGCCGTTGGATTTGCCAGTGTTTCCGTTGCACTCAGCCCTGTTTCTTCTTCAACTCCCGTCAGAAGTGTTGACGCGGATCCGCTCTTATTCGATAGAGCGACGGCACGCTGCCGGTGATCATCATCGGCCTGGGCTTTGTTTCGCGCTTCCTTCTCCATTTCTTTGTCGTAGAGCTCGGGATTAGGCGGCATCGTATTGACGAGAGCGCCCAGGGCGGCTGATGCCAGGGTGACTACAGGGTTCATGCTGACCATGCCCAGCCGGAACCCAATAATCGCGCCCGTTACCGCTTTGTCGGCCGTGCTTTCCGTGTCGGTAAAGTCTTCCGGCGTCTGGCCGGGGCCGACGCGAGAGGCATGTCGGGCATCGATTTTGTCGGCCGTGCTTTCCGTGTCGGTAAAGTCTTCCGGCGTCTGGCCGGGGCCGACGCGAAAGGCATGTCGGGCATCGATGTCGCCTATCGTCAGGCCCATCGCATTCCTTCCGATATCAGACCCCAGTCCGCCAAACCCGGCCCNCATTTCTCCGGGAAATCCCGTTCCGGCGGCGTTTGCGTTATTCCCTGTGTCGCTGCTCACGACTGTCCTCCTTGTGTGTATATGGAACATCGACAATGGTCGCGGGGGGGGCATCAAACCGGATCCCTTCAAAATTGCCGCAGTAGTTTTTGATCGACTCCGTTGTGGGCGTCACAAAAAAATTTTCCCCTTTGAGAAAGTAGTGCGGGTATTTGCTCATATCGTTTATCCTCCAGCCTCAATGGCGATCTATATCGGCGGACCACCCAGATCCTGCCGGCGCGGCAGCGATTTCGGCGTCCGCACAAAGGGCGCGCGGGCGCCCACCTTTTCGTCTTCAATTCTGGCGATACAATCCAGAATATCATCGTGCGTCGAATAGGGAAAAAAGAGATATTCTTCGTCGATAAATATCTTGATCAGGTCTTCCACCCGGTCCGGTTCCTGAATGTTTTTTCCTTTCGTCGTCTGGATCAGCCGGTGAGGCAGATAAAATTGTCCCGATTCAAGCCAGGGTACAAGACGCAGCATTCTGTCATATTTTCCCGTGGATCCTCCCAGTTCCTCAATGTTGAAATAGATCCCTTCACTCTCCATGCATTGATTAAAATAACTGATATCGGCATCTTTCCCGTATTTTTCATATCCCGAAAATACAGGCCGGTGTTTCTCCCACAGATCACGGTAATGCTCCCAGCGTTCCTTTAAATTGAGACGCTTTCTCACCAGGTCCACCAGAAAACGCGATTTATATTGATCGATGCCGATTACAGCCATGACGGTATAATCGTTGTCTTTCTTCTTCTCGTTGGCGGGGTCGCAGAGCAGATATTTATTTAAAAGACGGGGCAGCGTGCCATAGTGTTTTATCCATTCAGGGAGAAATTTCTGTTGTTCCGTGGCAATAGGGTTCAGTAACTGCTGGCAGGCGAAGACATAAGGCCCCTGGTCGCGGCGAAGCTGGGCAAGGCGTTCGGGCGAGAGGAAAACAGGCCTCCCCGTAGCCGTGCCGTCGTTGGTTGCAGGATAGACCCTGACCATATAACCGGCGGTGCGCTTGAGAACGGTATAGAGATCGGCAAAATGGTAGTGTGTTCCATATATAGACATGCTGCCTCCGTCGGTGCCCAGGGAATGCGACAATTCGAAGGCGTCTTGTGTCTTTTTGATCTGCTCGGCCGTCGTGACGGACTCCTTGACAACGATGTCGTCGTAGATCCGCTTGGTAAAGTGCTTGGATGTGGGCTGTCCATCGACAAGCCCCCAGGCTTCAAAGGTGGCCTCTTTGGCGCGTGACTTCCTTTTGACGATCAAACCGTCGTCTTCAGACCATTTCGGGGCCTGCTGCCGGGGATTGGCATAAAAGATATCGGAAAACCATCGCTTGATCGGCACATCCCCCTCGAGGGTCAGTTTGATTTCACGAAGAAATCCCTTGGCGACGGGGCGTGTGTGGGAAAAGATGCCGACACGTTCATCGGGATTCAGGATGATGTCCTGCAATGTGGATCCCAACGTTCCGAAGGTGCTCTTGTAATGCTCACGAGCCCACAGGTCGATATTATCGATATGATTATCCTGTACCTCATACAGACGCTCGACGATCCACCGGATCTGCTCCGGCGTCTTGGTTTTAGGATCGTGAAAGTCGATCCGCTCGATACCGAAATAGAGCAGAAAGAAGAGATCATTCCGGCATAACTCCCGATAGGTTGCCCGGGCGTCTCGGCGCCCCTCCCGTATGGTTTGGAAAATTGCAGGGTAATCGTAACGATAGGGGACGCCATCAACAGGCATAAAACTAACCATCAGCGCCCTCCTTTGCCAGTTGATCAGTGTCGCTTGCCGTGGCCTTTATGGTTTCAAGATCATTTCGAAATTCATCCAGATCGGGAATATCGGGCACTGTCTCGTCGGGATCATCGAGGATGCCGGCAAAACGAAGCTTGGTTTCAATGATCTTGACCGCTTTCATGCCGCAGTCGATACGGGTCTTCAGGCTGTTGGGAAGTGTGGCCTCATCGCCCGTAACAAGATCGATGCCCCTGTTCCGGAAGTGACTCAACAGGAAGCCCTCTATTTCATCGAGGGCTTGAAGATCTGCCGGGACAGTTGCTTTGATATGATCATGGACTACCTGTTTGGTTTGTTCGCTCCGCTCCTGACGCACTCCTTTGAGGAATCGTGCGACGGTGGGCTGGCTGACAGTATCGCGGCCGCCAAGTTCTTTGGTGAGGACCTGGGCGATTTCGTTCGTTGTACGTCCTTCACCGGCGAGGGCCAGGGTCCGTTCAGTCAGTTTGTGTTTTTCGATCTTTGATTGTGCGGCCATTCACCACCATGCAGTCTATGATGGCGGGATTATAACACTGGTTTTCAGTGCGTCGCGGGCGTGCGGGAATAGAGGGTAAAGAAACAGAAAAGAGGGTAAAAGAGGGTATGACTTTTCTTTCAAAAAAGACTTGACAGGGGTTCTAAATGGTCACCCGGTGGTGATCTCCCTGTCGGGCGGAAAACGGGAGAGAAATACCTGATTTGCCTGATCGATGACTCCTTGGCGATATTCTTGGGCCTGCCGACATCCCTCGATGCCGTAGTAATCAGGGCGTGCGGCAATCTCTTGAGTGAGAAATTCATTCCAGAAGAGCGGTGTACGGTGTGTGCCATTCTACGGCATAGATCATCGCTGACCCTTCGTGATGATATCGCGGCGTTTCATCCAGTGGCGGAGGTTCTCAGGCGTCGTGCCGACTTTTTCGGCAATCCGTTTTTTGGTAACACCGAGCTCCAAATATTCAATGATATCGTCCTGGTGTTTATCAAGTTTTGATTTTCCAGGCCCGCGCGGGCGGCCCAGCCTGACGCCCTGGGCCTTCTTGGTGGCCAGGGCGGCCTTGGTGCGTTGAGATATAAGATCTCTTTCGATCTCCGACGCCATAGACAGGGCCATAGCGACAACTTTAGATTGGAGGGATCCATCAAGGGACCAGCCTCCTTTGGCGGCATAGACCTTAATTCCCTTCCGGACGGCGATGCTCAGGATCTCCATGATCTCGAGCATGGACCGGCCCAACCTGGACAACTCGGCAACAACCAGTACGTCGCCCTTCTTCATACCGTCGATCACCTGGGCGATCTCACGGTCACGCCAGGTCTTCCGGCCCGATATAACTTCTTCGATAAAAGCCACCTTGCTCAGGTTCTTCTCATTTGCCAATTGCAGGATCTCAAGACGCTGGTTTTCGACATCCTGCTGGTTTGTTGATACCCTGATATAGGCGATTGTCTGACTCATAATCAACCTCCCCTTTGTGATATAATAAACAATAACCTTTAAAATGGGTATATTCTATGGTTATATAATAAACAATGTCAAGGATATTCTTTCCCTCTAATATCAATCAATATACGAACGTTTTTATTAGTTTTTACGCTGGTTTCGCGGCTCCCCCCGATTTTTAAAGATCGGCGATCATGCTGTGCGACCTTTTATCCTTTGGTGATGAATTGAATCGGCCTTTTCCCGTTTTATCTCTCAGGTAAGTCGGGATAATTCACCACGATACAATAACGGTAACACTTTTTTCCTTCTCAGTAACACTTTGGTAACACTTTATTCACGCATTTTTAAAAATACAAACACTTA